ATGTATTAGAACAGGCATCTATGCTTGACAGGCTTCGTAAGGCTGGTTATTATGCTGAATTTGCAGTAGGTTTAGACCAGCTTATTGAGCGAACAGAAAACTATCTTAAAGGTAAATTTGAATAGATTATTTCTTACCTTTACACCGTTAAGAAGTGGAATCCTTAACGTAGAAAAAACATTTTGCCCTATAAGGGCTGCGAGGCTAAGAGAAATCAAAGCCGATTCCACCGCAGCTTTTGTAGGGCTTTTTTAATTTTAATACCTTATGCAAACAAAGCTTTGTAAACTAAAGAAGTCTGAAATAATAGAAATTACTAAATCAATGTATTTAGATTTAAGGTTAAAGATTATAAACAATCAATGCCAAATGAGTGATATTTATGGTGAAGAAGAAATAGGTTTATTAAATGATTTTTTAAGAGAAGTATTTGAGATAGGCATTGACGAACTAATCATAGATGAATACGGTAAATAAATAAGTAGATTATGTTTGATTATACAAATGGATTTTGGGCTTGGGTTGAAAAAAATGAAACAAAAATAGAACCTACTGCTATTGCTATTTATTTCTTTTTACTCCATGTTGCAAATAAATTAAGCTGGAGGGAATCGTTTCAAATAACTGCATCTGAAGTAATGAATTTTACAAACATAAAATCTTACAAGACCTATAAAAAAAACTTAGACTTTCTTATTGAAAATGGAGCAATAGAACTTGTAGAAGCATCAAAAAATCAATACTCATGCAATAGAATTGCCCTAGTAAAATTTACCAAAGCACTTACCAAAGCAAGTCCGAAGCATTTACCAAAGCAAGTCCAAAGCACTTACCAAAGCATTTCCCATATTCATAAGACTAATAATACTAATAAGACTATAAAAGACTATAATACTAAAAAAGTAAAAAAAGCACATACGTTTTCAGAATCAGTATATCATGAAAATTTAGAATTATTTACAGAGGATTTTACTAAAACAAAAACATATCTTGATAATTCAAATATTGATATTGAAAAACTTTTTGATACTCTTTCTTTGGCTGACGATAAATACAAATACACAGACTGGTTAAAAACAGCACAAGCTTGGTTTAGAAGAAAGCCAAGCGAATTCAAATTTTCAATAAAATCAAAAATCGAGCAAGACCCAATATCACCACTAATGAACAAAGGCGATAAAATCAGAGCCGAGAATGATGCCCGGTTAGAAGCTCAACTAAAACTTACAGCACATGAAGACCCTTATTCCAAGTACCACTAATAACTTACCCATTGCAGTAACAAGCAGGGGAGCAGTAGAATTAGGCTTAGACAACCCTATACGCAATGTGATAAATACAGATAGGGTAGGAACAATAGCCAAGCTTGAGGCAATGATAAAAGAAATCTGGGAGCATTACTGCGGTGCTGACCCTTCCATGCTTACCACGCCCTTTGTAAAAGAGGCAAAAGTGCTTATCTTAGATAAGTTTGGAGGCATAGGGCTTAACGAGATAAGGGAGGCTTTTAGGTTAGCATCGGTAAATGTTATTGACTGTAACCTTACTGCCTATGGTGGCAAGATAAGCCTACAAACAATAGGCAAGTGCTTAGACAAGTACGTTGAATATCGTAAGCCAATAGCATCAGAGGTAATAAAAAAGCGTATGGAGCAAGAAAAAGAAAAGCAAACACAAGCAGACATCGAGAAAAAGGAAAAGTACGAGAAAGAGGTGATTGCCTGGTTTATGTCCGACAAGAAAGCAACAAGGGAGGAGTGCCGATTTTACATGCTTGACACGCTTATGGATAAGAAGATTGTTGAGGTCGATTTAGATTTTCGCAAAGAATGTATCGCTCAGGCAGTCGAGGAGCTAAGGCAAGAGGCATTAAAGATAAAAGCAAATTCAAGCACCGTTCAAGATATTAGGGATGCACGAAAGATTATGCATGAGCTAATAGAAAACAAGGCGGTAAAAGAGGTAAACATCAGGGCAAAGGAAATAGCACTTTTTAAGATTAAAAACTCAAAATAACACATGAACAACCCAATAATGATTCCAGCCTACATAGCAGGGATACACACGCTAAAAGACAAGACGATTAAAGTATCTGTTGAAACACAAGAGATAAGCCCCGACATCATGGCACAGCTTTACACGCTCCACAAAGGAGGTACTTGCATAGCAGCATTCAAGGCAACAGAGTTTACAGACGAGCAGAAAAGAGCCTTAGAGGTAGTTGATTTGAACGCTGAGGAGTTAGGTAATAAAACACCAAGCCAAAGGCTAAGAGCAGCCCTTTACAGGCTATGGGAGAATAAGCCCGAAGGACACGATTCTTTCCCTATGTTCTATGAGTACAAGATGAGCAAGCTTATCGAGTTTGTAAAACGTAACATTGATTAATTAAATATTTTATATCTTTGAACCTATGACTACACGAACAAGAGCAGGATTCTTTCAGCCACATCCACAAGGGCTAACAGTTTGGGTATCTTATGCAGGAACGAACCAAGACATCAGCATGGTGTTTACTGCCGAGCAATTTACCCAAGCACTTGACCTGTACAAAGAGCATCAGAAAAAGATTAAGACCTCTTATGGAATGGGAGTGCTTATGAACTTTGATGAGGGCAACAACCTGTGGAGCTTTGATGGTGTACATGAAGGAATGCTTATTACTCTTGCCTTTGAAGGGCAGCATTTAGAAACGATAAAAGAGAATATCTATGCCACTGAAGAAGGGTAGTGATGAGGAAACAATACGAGAGAATATTCGTAAGCTTATTCTCGAAGGCTATGCACCAGCACAAGCAGAAGCAATAGCAAGAAACTACGCAAAGAGAAACCCAAAGAAATAATATCATGGCAAAGGTAGGCAGACCAAGTGAATATGATGAAAAGATGAACGAGCAAGTTTTTGAAATGGCTTTGCTTGGTTTAACCGATGTTCAGATGTCAAAAATACTTGGCGTTTCTGAGGTTACTTTCAACGATTACAAAAAGAAACACCCAGAATTTCTTAAGTCATTAACACGTGGAAAGGAAGAGGCAGACGCTAAAGTAGCCAAAGCAATGTACAAAAGAGCGTTAGGTTTAACGATAAAAGAAGACGCTTTAACAAGGGATGGTGAGATAGTAACACTCAACAAAGAACTTCCTCCAGACACAGCAGCAGCCAAGCATTGGTTAGCAAATAGGCAACGTGCATTATGGGCTAACAATGGAGAGCAAACAATCAAGACCGACAAGCCATTAGTGATAACACTTACCGAGAGTGAAGCTGACGAGCAAACAGACTAAGGCGTTTAAGGCTGCCACATCAGGAAACAACAGAGTAGTAATATTTGGTGGAGCGATTAGAGGAGGTAAGACTTACTGGCTACTAACAACATTCTGCTATTTAGCACTCAAGTACGCCAAGTCAAGGTGGATAATCGTAAGGCGTTCTTTGCCCGATCTAAAAAGAAATACCTTCCCTTCCATGCAAACAATCTTAGAGGGTGGCTTTATCGAGTATGTGCAAGGGTGGAATAGAGATACTCAAGTAATAACATTTGTCAATGGCAGCGAAATTATGTTTATGGCTGAAAGCTTTGCAGAGGATAAAGACCTCAACAGGTTTAAGGGGCTTGAGTGTAATGGGTTCGGCTTTGAGGAGGTAAACGAATGTCAGGAGGCAACCTTCAACAAGGCAATAGAAAGGTCCGGTACATGGCTTAATGCAAAAGATAATCCGCCAATCATTATCTTATCAACTTTGAACCCTGCTCAGAACTGGACAAAGAAACGATTCTACGAGCCATATATCAACAAACAGATGCCAAGTGGTTGGGTGTTTATTCAAAGCAAGATAACAGACAACCCACACATTCCAGAAACTTATTTAGAAAGCATTAAGGATATGAACCCTGTTGAGTATGCAAGGTTTGTTGAAGGTGATTGGGATGCAGTAGAACAAGCTGAAAATCCTTTCTTATGGGCTTGGGATGATGCCAAGCATATCTCAGTTAATGCAGTACACAACCCAAACATACCTACTTACTTCTCAGTTGACTTTAACATCAACCCATTATGCGCCTTAGTGATTCAAGAGATACCAAGAGGCTTTAATGTAGTGGATGAGATAAAGATTGAGAAAGGAAGCGTTGAGGCTTTATGCGATGCTATAAGAGCCTATGGAGTACCTATGGGCATGGTAAGGATTACAGGCGATGCAATGGGTAAGGGTGGAACGGTGCAGCAAAGGGATAACAGCAGCGCATACATCCTGATGAAGAAGATACTTGGGTTAAACGACAAGCAGTTCTTAATACCTGCCAACCCAACGCATAAGAACAGCCGGGAGGATTGCAACCATGCTTTAACGAGGCTGAATGTATTTGTACATCCTAAATGTCAAGGGATGATATACGATGCAAAGCAGGTGCAATGTGATTCTGATGGTAAGATAATTAAGTCAAACAGAAAATTATTAGAGCAGCGAGCTGACTTCTTAGATGATTTTCGTTACTTTGTAAACGCAATAATGAAGAAATACTTATGAGCATTTGTACGAGCTGCTATGATAGCGGTGCATTTATAGACCTATGTGTTGAGAGCCTGATTATAACAGGCTTAGAGGTTGACACAGAATACTTAGTGTGTGTTCAAAGCCTATCCACAGGAAAGTTACAGACCTTTGAGGTAACAAGCGATGGCAGCGGTGATGTAACATTCACACCTTTGATTGCTTCTCGCACATCTTACGAGGTATGGATAACGCAAGGCACAGCGAATAGTGAAAGGGTGGTATTGTCTATTGATGGGCTTGATTACACTTG